GTGACTTTTTCTCATATGGCGAGACGTTCTTTGAAATAATCAAGGCGCCTAGATCAGACGTCATCTTTGGGCAGATTGAGCACAAAAGCTATGTCACTGTGTCAGGTAAGCAGGCACGCAAAGGTCAGTTTATCACTAAGGTTCTTGGTCCAACGTCAGAAGCTTATTCAGATCCAGACGCAGTCCAGACGACTTTTGTTCAACAGCGGGGATTTGAAGAGAACAGACTTGGAAAGACAGGCGATGTTAGAGACCTACAAAAGTCAGGTGTGCTTGATGCACCGCTTACTGGACCTGCTGAAGTATCACCGAATGGCGACCCACAGCGCGTAGGCTCAGCATTCTACGACGAGACATAAAATGGCAGATAAAATAAAAACAGGATACGAAGGCACAAATGTTCCAGATGATTTTTCTATTCCACCTGTCGGAATAGAAGATATCGACCGTTCTATATTTGCGCTCTTTGACAAAAAGCTGGCATTCGAGACAAAAGTCAACAATCAGACGACACGCGTTCCTGTCATCTTCGCATCAGGTGAAAGATTTGCGCTGACTAGACGCGATAACCCACTAAGAGACAAGAATAATACTTTAATTTTGCCACTTATCTCAATAAAGCGCGGCGCCATAGGCCATAAGACACAAGCTGACGTCTTTGGCACAGCAATTAGCATTAGACAGACAGGTGACTACTACATAAAGAAGAAGTTAGACGCGGGTGACAGAGATTACCAGAAGCTGGTTAACAATCTCAACCTAATGAACCAGAAGGATGTTGCAACAAGAAGTCACATCTCTGACACGTCAACAACACCCGGCACGCAAGCTGAGGCAGGAACAGTTGCTTCTCGTCGTCAAGGACCACCATTATCTTTCAGAAGCACGTCAAAACATACGCCGCTGACAAATAACCTCACTAATAACATCTATGAGTTTATTACAGTACCTTATCCAAAGTTTGTAGGCATCACATACAATGTCATCTTTTGGACACAGTACATGCAGCAGATGAACCAGCTGATTGAGACATTGATGATGAAATTTAGTGGACCATCACCTGAGTTTCTACTTGAGACTGACAAAGGATACACGTTTACTGCATTTGTGCAGAACACTTTTTCTAACTCAGATAACTTAGAAGAGTTCACAAATGATGAACGTATTATAAAAGTAGGTTTTGACATCAAGGTGCCGGGATACATCATCGCACCAGAGCATCCAGGGCTGCCATCACCATTTAGAAGATTTGTCAGTGCACCACAGATCAACTTTGAGATATGGGAACAGAATGCCCAACTTGTAAGTGAAGTGCAGGGAAACAAGACAAAAGACAACATCGACAAGTTTACACTCACAGACGTAGAAGTTCTCAATAAGAATGGACAACAAGTCGAGAATAGGGGCGCTGAACCACTTCGAGTCATCGAGAACGTTACAAATCCTTTCACAGGTCAGCAGCAGCCTAAATACTTAAAAGTGACATCGAGAGTTGCAAAAGCGGGTGAAACAATACTCACAGCGCAGAAGATCCGCAAGATAGATACACTCGACTGAGCATTTAGAAGTTTGACAGGATAGTTATATTCGGCTTTGAAGTCGGAGTAATGATGGCAGAGACAACTTTTAGGTCGCCTGGGTTCTTTGAACAAGAGATTGATTTATCATCTCCCGCAACACCAGGTGTATCGGGCGTTCCAGTCGGTGTGATTGGGACCGCAGAAATCGGCCCTGCATTCGTCCCAGTGACGGTGGGAAATGCAGCACAGCTTCAGCAAGTTTTCGGTGCACCACGTGCATCAGATGTGGGCCTGCAAGGCGCCAGTCAGTACCTCCAGAACGGAACAGCACTCACATTCGTCAGAGTGCTTGGTTGCGGAGCGAATTCAACAACCTCAGATTTTTCAACAACTACAGCACTGGGAACTGTCAAGAATGCTGGCTTCTTTATCAAAGGAACGACTCCTGCATCTAGCGGAGATGCACGCCATAAAGGCGCCGTTCAATACATTACAGCAAAGCATTGGGTGTCGGCATCGGCTGACGTAGGTTACCCAATCTTTACAGACAACAGCAGCTTCAGTGTTGCATCGGGTGATAACTTTGTCAATTTGGTGCGCGGAATGGTTCTACTTGCGTCAGGCACGCGGCTTCAAGTACTTGACCACAACCAAGACTATTCGATCGCAAACACGGTAGATGATAATGCAACAATTAACAGCTCATTAAGCAGTAATCTTTACAGAAAGTTTAAGCTCGTCATCTCTAGCTCATCACCTTCGTTCTCGACAGGTGATGGACAGTCATGCATTAGAATTTTGACTGCTTCACTTGATCCTGCAGATTCTGCATATATTAGTAACATTCTTAACACAGACCCTGCACGTTTTGAGTTAGAAGAGCACCTACTTTACGCTGACTTTCCAGTCGAAGCCGAGGTTGCAATCACATCAACCGACAGCGGTGCAGTTGCTGTCCTATCAGGATCAGCAAATACATCTGTAACTTCAGGTGATACCTCACAATCTTTTAGAGATGCTTTCGGTCGATTTGATACGAGATATGCATCAGCAAAGACAACATACTTCATCTCGCAGCCATACGGTTCAAGTGAATATGACCTGTTCTACTTTGAAACGCTGAACGACGGTGCAAATACATCGCAGAAGTACAAAGTATCAATCAGCACACTTGCTAAGTCAAGTGATCCTGCAAACCCATTTGGAACATTTACGGTTCAAGTTCGTGATTTCTACGACACTGATAAGAGTCCTGTCATCCTTGAGCAGTATCCTAACTGCACACTCAATCCCGATGATGATGACTATGTTGCGAAGCGAATCGGTGATCAAAAGTCATTCTTTAGTTTTGATGCACTTTCATCAGACGAGCGCAAGTCTTACACTTCGGGAACAAGATCTAATGTGTCAAGTCGTGTAAGAGTTGTCATGCACCCAGACGTCGAAGCAAAGCGTGTCCCGTCTGACGCACTGCCCTTCGGCTTTAGAGGTCTACCTGTTGTAAAGACAACAGACACACTCACAGACGGTACGACAGGATTAAGCGGATTCGGCACAAACACAGCACGTCGTCTAGCAGGAGTCTTCGGAACAGCAGGTCTTGAAGCACACACAGGCTCAATTCTTCCTCCCGTTCCGCTTCGCTTTAAAGTAACGACGAACGCAGTTGATGCTGCAGGTGGCTATGTCGGCAAACCTGGCCCGCTTGAGATCACAGATGCATCTTACTACTGGGGCATCAAGTCAGAGGCACTTCCTCTGACATCTAGCGTCTCTAACGCAATCTTGCGTTCTAATGACAGCTCATTGTTTAATCCTCTGCTCACTTCCTACAGTAAGCTTCTAGGCATCCAGAAGCTTGATGTTTTGGTCACAGGCTCTTCGGCAGACGCATTCTCAAACAATAAGTTCACGCTAGCACGTGTTGCGCTTAACAACTCACTAAGCGGACGCACGCTTGTTAATGCTCTTGCAGATATCACAGGAACAGCAGAGCAGCACATGCTGGAGACAGCTTACATACGCAACGGTGTAGTTAATCCAACAAACTACACAGTTCAACCTACAACTGAGGGTAACAGGTTGACATTTGCGTCACTCTACGCAGTGACGTCTTCCATTTACTTTAATAAGTTTACAAACTATGCAAAGTTTACCAACATCTTCACAGGTGGTTTTGACGGACTCAACATCCTCGATCCAGACATGAGCAAGATGAATGACCGCGCCACATCCTCAGAGACGGGCGGTAAGGCAGTTGCAGTAGTTGACATCGGACTTAGCTCTACATACACACCCGGTGCAGGCGTCAACAACAGTATTGTGACTGCATATAGGACAGCTGCAGAGATCCTCACTAATCGATACGCGTCCAACGTCAGCGTGATCGCTGCACCAGGTATACGCGATTCGGCAGTCACCAACTATGTCTCAACGCTTGTCCAGAACTACGGATTTGCGCTCTATCTGATGGATATTCCAGGATACGATTACAACGGGTCTAGACTGTTCGATGGCGGCTCTGATCATCCAGATGTCCAGCAGACAGGCAACAAGTTTACATCAAGAAAGTTGAACAATAACTTTGTTGCCGTCTACTTCCCAGATATTTCTATGCAAGATCAGGGCGGCACATCACGGAAGATC